CAAGTTCTTACTAGCCCAATCGAATACGCGGGCAAGGGTATCCTTGCCGCCTACTCTATTGGCTGCTTCTGCATAGGCATTCTGCAAGCGAGCCTTCTGTCCCTGCATAAAGTCATCAATCACGAAGTCTGGTACGCCTAGTCGTTCCTTGATCGCCTTACGAGAATCATCTGATAGATTGCCGTTAACGGTGAACTCGGTCGAATACTTGGACCACTCTTCCTGAGTAAGTACCTTTGCTGCTTGCGAAGCGGGTGTCTCCGTAACTGCTGGCTTGTCGGGAATACGCAGTTCCTCTGGAATCTTTGGAACTGGGGGTTCCACAGGTTGCTCCTGAGCTGGCTTCTCGACAACTGGCTGTTGCGGGATCTGCTTCTTTAGAGTTGAAATCTCCTGTCGTGCCTTGGTGTACTCACCTTGCGCGGACTTAAGTGCATTGAACCAATCACCGACTGACTTGAAGTTGTCGGGTACTGGTACACTGTTTGCGTTTACATAAGTCTCGAAAGCCTGCGCTTCGCGGGCAATGACGGGATCCGTTGTAACCGCAGATTGTTCCACCTGTGGTGGAGTCGTTGGTTCTTGTGTGTCTGACATTTATACTCCGATTATGAGTTAAATTCTGAAACAGTAATAACAAAGGTATCCAACACTGTGTTGGTTGTCTTGTTAGTTACAGTTATTGTTGAGGTTGCTAGTATGGTTGTACCTATGGTTCCAGTAAGACCACCAAGATATTTTCCCTTGAGTCTTACAAAGAAACCAACATCCACTAGGAATGGAATAGTTCCATTTACCTTGGTATAGCCATCTTGATCTGGCGATACAGTAGGATTCGTTGGAACAGCTGCTACACTTTGTTTTGCGTAGAGATCAATCAAGGGATTTGAAGAAGTAAATGTTAACAAAACAGGAGCAGTGCATGACTGCAGTCTTTGTTGTGCTCCTGCGTTATTTAAGAGTTCGTCTTCTATGCTAAGGGTATGATCTATCCAATTTGGCAGTGGAGACGGAGTCAATACAAACGTTGAATCCAAGTAGATCAAGTTCTTATTAAGATCTGTTAATCTACTGGATGCAAGTAAGTTTGCTCCATTCTTAATCAGGATTCCCTCAAGTGCTTCCCGTGCATTAGCCAAGGTAGTATATCTACCAACCATCTGGCTTTTGTTTACAACCAAAGTTGTGTCTGTTCCTTTGATATAGAACTCAACATACTGAACATTCTTCAGGGCTGGATTACTGGCGGCTGATGCTCTGAATGTCATTGCATTCCTCCCATCATTGCCTGTAGGTCAACACCCTGCAGTGCTTGCTGAGCCTGTGCCTGTACGGCAGGTGACTGCAGGGCGGTCGTAGCGGCGTTGCCCGCTGCCTGAGCCATGCTGGAGCCAATTGCCCCTGCGGTGGTCTGGGCGGTCGCTTGCTGCGCCTGTTGAGCCTGCTGCTGGAGTTGCATCTCGCGTACCTCTTCCTCGCTGCGTACCCACTGACGTGGATCGAAGCCAAGAGAAGTGATTAGCTGGGAAGCATAGGCATCCCATCTGAATGTAGATACTGCTTCTGGTGGTAGGTTGCGAACCATCTCACCCAATTGCATTAGCTTCTGTAGATCTGAGTCACGACTCAGTGCCTGTAGACCAGTGATGATGTGGAGATCCAAGGTACCATCTTCTGAGAAGAACTGTTCCTCTAGACCTTCCTCAAGCAAACCATCATTGAGCATCTGTACGATGCATCTCTTTACGATTGGTTCCATAAGTGTTCTTGCAATGGAGCTAAAGGCACCACCTAGAACAGTCTCAAGTTCCGAACCAATCATTCTCACAGCCGTAGCGGTAACGCGATCACCTGATGGTATAGCCTGACCAGTCATTAGGAATGCCTGACCAATCTCTCGTCTCATGTTCTCGACAGCCGCTGATGCTGCTTGAATCTGTGGATTCATTGTTGCAGCTGGAGAAATGGTGAACACATCCTGCTGCCGTGCGGCAACGAATGCACCGTTTCTCTGAGTTGCAATATCATCTATCTCAGTCACACCATTGGGATCAATGGCGATCCAGAAGGAACTTGCAGCAGCAAGACCTTCGATCTGTGACTTGGTGTAGGACTCCAGAGACCTCAGGTCTCCAAGGATATCCTCGCAGTGTGATCTACCGTAGTTCTCTCCAGGGATAGAGAACCAACGTAGAATTGCAAATGGAGGTACGATGTACACACCATCACTGTGGAGATCACCATTGGCATGTTCCTTACGGTAGTACCAATGACCTTCATCATCCTTAATGTACTGACAATAGTATGTGCAGTACCCCTGACGGTATTCGATAGATGACTGATCGTAACGAACGTCATCGGGATCGACTACCTCGTACTCTAGGTGGATCACCTCGATGACCTCACCCATGATGTTTCTTTGGACAACGTACTGATCCAACCGATAGTTGGTATAGAAGTAGTTGTCATCCATCATCATCAGGACATCTCCCGTGATGATCAGATTCTGCAGTGCCTGATATACTGATTCGCGTAGGTTGGTTGAAACCATCTTACGGTATACCTGATATGCCACTGTCTCTAGATACGAATCAACCTCTTGAGGTGCAAAGGATCCATCCTTCAGGGCGAACCTGAAGAACGGCGCATCATTCAAGGGGATCAACGCACTAAGCATTCTGCTAGCCAAGGATGTTACTCCACGGCTAGCTACACTGCTGTATGGTTGTGGCAAAGCCCGTCCCTCATCCCAAGATTCAGGAGGAAGGATGGTTGGTATGGTCAGCATTGAACAGTACCGCGCTCTATCTAGCTTACTTGTACGGTTGCCATCTAGGATGCGATATCGTTCTTGTAGAATCACAGCGGCTTCTCCGAACTAACGCCCTTACCCAAGGCTTCATAGAATGAAACCTTCTTGAGATCGGACTTCTTTTCGGTTGCTTTTGATTCCTCAATCACGGCTTCCTCAGCCTGATTGATCTCGGCAATTCTATTTGCCTCTTCCTGAGCCAAGCGTTCCCGTTCTGCACGGGCTTCCTCTTCACGCTTACGCTCATCTTCAAGAGCTTGCGCTCTTCTGTTTGCTTCTTGCTCCGCTTGGAATTCTCTTTCTTCCTTGAGGAGTTGTTGTCTTTCTGTATATGACATGCCACCGTCAATTTGTGGTGTACCGCCCATAGGTTCTCCTTATAGTGG